TAGTGGTGCAGATAAAATAATACCTAAAGACGATCAGTTTGATCCGCCAGAAAATATGGAAGGTGGTTTTGGTAAATTGTTAAGATCTATAGAAACTCTTTACGAAGGTGCTTTAATACTAGGCACTAATAAATTACTTAAATGGGAAATGTCTAAAAACATGATGAGACCTAAAAGTGATTTTACTAAAGTTAAAATGAATTATAGTATTGTAGCTCCTCGTATGTACGAAGGTAAAATAGATTCATTAGTAAACCGTATAACTGGTTTTGCTGATATGATACAGCTTACGCATTTAAAACTACAACAAGTAATGTCACGTATGGTACCAGATGGTGTTTATTTAGACGCTGATGGTTTAGCTGAAATAGATTTAGGTAATGGCACAAACTATAATCCGCAAGAAGCTTTAAACATGTTCTTTCAAACAGGTAGTGTTATTGGTAGATCGTTTACGCAAGACGGTGACATGAATCCTGGCAAAGTACCAATACAAGAAATAACATCAGGTAGCGGTGGTAATAAAATGCAAGTTTTAATAGGTAACTATAATTATTATTTGCAAATGATTAGAGATGTAACAGGTTTAAATGAAGCTAGAGATGGTAGTATGCCAGATAAAAATGCTTTAGTCGGCGTGCAAAAACTAGCTGCTGCTAATAGTAATACAGCTACAAGACATATATTACAAGCTGGTTTATTTATAACTTCTGAAATAGCAGAGTGTTTATCACTTAGAATATCTGATATTATAGAATATTCACCAACTAAAGAAGCTTTTATTCAAGCTATAGGTGTACACAACGTTGCTACGCTTGAAGAGATGTCAAATTTACACTTATATGACTTTGGTATATTTTTAGAATTAGCACCTGATGAAGAAGAAAAAGCTATGCTTGAGAATAATATTCAAATGGCATTACAGCAACAAAACATAGAACTTGAAGATGCTATTGATCTTAGAAATATAAAGAACGTTAAGCTAGCAAATGAAATGCTTAAAATACGTAGAAAAAAGAAAATTGTAAGAGATCAGGTATTGCAACAACAAAATATTCAAGCACAAGCACAAGCTAACGCACAGTCACAACAAGTAGCTGCTCAAGCAGAAGTTCAAAAAAATCAAGCTATAACACAAAACCAAGCGCAGCTAGAGCAAATGAAAGCACAGCTTGATGCACAAAAAATGATGCAAGAAGTTCAGCATAAAAAAGAGTTAATGCAGCTAGAGTTTGAAATGAACATGCAATTAAAAAACTTAGAAGTTGAAGGTCAAAAAACAAGAGACAAAGAAAAAGAAGACCGTAAAGATGAAAGAACAAAAATTCAAGCAACTCAACAAAGCGAGATGATTGATCAAAGAAAAACAGATAAACCACCTAAAAACTTTGAGTCTGCAGGTAATGATATACTAGGAGGTGGTTTTGATTTAGGTGTATTTGATCCTAGATAAAATTATTAATTATTATTATATTATATTATGGAAGAAAAAAATGAAAACGTAGTCGAAGAGACTACACAAGAAAACGTTACTAAAGTTAAAGTTGAAGAGCCAAAACAAGATGATAACGTTATAAAAGTAAATTTAGACAAACCAGCAAACCAAGAAAAAAATGAAACTAAAGAAGATAACGCTAACAACAGCGGAGTGGTTGCAGAGTCTGAAAATGCCGAGCCCACAGAAGAACAAAAAGAAATACAACCGGAAGCTAAAGCACAAGAAGAAACAGCAGTATTAGAAGAAATAACTGAAGATTCAACTGAAGAAAAAGTTGTTGAAGTAGAAGAAAAAGTTGAAGAAGCTATAGCTGAAGCAGAGGCTACTGGTAAACCACTACCAGAAAATATTCAAAAGTTAGTTGACTTTATGGAAGAAACTGGTGGTGATATAAACGATTACGTAAAACTTAATCAAGATTATACTAAGTTAAATGACAACGATATTGTGTTTGAATATTATAAGCAAACTAAACCTCATTTAACTAACGATGAAATAAACTTCTTAATGGAAGATACTTTTAAAGTAGACGAAGAAGAAGATACTGATAGAGATATACGAAGAAAAAAACTAGCGTTTAAAGAGCAAGTTGCCAGCGCTAGAAGCCACTTGGACGGGCAAAAGTCCAGATACTATGAAGAGATCAAAGCTGGGTCAAAGTTGACTCCGGAACAACAAAAAGCTTGGGATTTTTTTAATAGGTACAACAAAGAATCAAAAGAGCAACAAAAAACTCTTGAAGCAACTAAATCTAATTTTTTAAAGAAAACAAATAAAGTTTTTAACAGTAAATTTAAAGGCTTTGAATATAGTGTTGGAAATAAAAAATATAGATTTAATGTTAAAGATGTAGAAAAGGTAAAGAGCAGTCAAGATGATATTGGTAAATTCATAGGAAAGTTTCTTGATGAAAATAACCAAATGTCAGACGCGGCTGGGTATCATAAAGCCTTGTATACAGCTATGAACGCAGATGCTATTGCTAAGCATTTTTATGAGCAAGGTAAAGCAGATGCTATGAAAACAAGTGTTGCTAAAGCTAAAAATGTTAATATGCAACCACGACAAGCTCATGGTGAAGTTAATATTGAAGGCACGAAAGTAAAAGTTTTAGGTAGTAGCTCTAATGATTTTAAATTTAAAATTAAAAACAAACGATAACAATTTAAAATAAAAAATTATGGCAATTTCAAATCCTGGTAATTTGTTAAACAGTACTCCTGGTATAATCCAGCAAGCTACTGCTTCAAATTATCTAGACCTTTCAACTAATGCTGGTTGGGGTCAACAATACGTTCCAGATTTAATGGAAAAAGAGGCTGAGGTTTTCGGTCCAAGAACAATTTCAGGTTTTTTAGCACAGGTTGGTGCTGAAGAGCCAATGACTGCTGATCAGGTTATTTGGTCAGAGCAAGGTAGATTACATTTATCTTATACGATGACTGTTACTACTGTTAATGGTGGTAATGCAACAAACGGTGGTTTAATTACTATTAACGATCATATTGATACTAATGCTGCTTATACTGGTTCTTCTCATGGTGTAAGAGTTAATGACACTGTTATTTTAGCTACTGATCAAGCTGTATTAAAAGCTTTAGTGGTACACGTTAATGGTGACGCACTTAGTGTTGAGCCTTATGGTGTTGCTGACTGTACTACACTTACTGCAACTACAGGAACTTTATTAGTTTATGGTTCTGAATTTGCAAAAGGAAGTAGTTATAATTCAGCTGCAGCTGCTGCTACAGAACGTAGAGGAGCTAACGAGCCTACTTTTAATACTTTCAGTAATAAACCAATTATAATGAAAGATTACTACGAGGTTAACGGTTCTGACGCGTCTAGAATTGGTTGGGTTGAAGTATCTACTGAATCTGGTCAATCAGGTTACTTATGGTACTTGAAAGCTGAAGCTGATACTAGAGCTAGATTTACTGACTACATTGAAATGGCAATGTTAGAAGGTGAACTAGGTGTTTCTGGTACAGATGATGTTGCAGACTTCTTAACTGCTAATGCTGATAGTTCAGGTACGCAAGGTTTATTTGCTGCTATTGAATCAAGAGGTAATGTTACTACTGGTGTAACCGGTGTATCGGCTCCAATTGATTTAGCTGAGTTTGACGCAATACTTGCTGAGTTTGATAAGCAAGGTGCTATTGAAGAGTACATGATGTTTGTTAACAGATCAACTAGCTTAGCTATGGATGATATGTTAGCTTCACTGAACTCTTACGGAACTGGTGGTACTTCTTTTGGAGTATTTAACAACTCTGAAGATATGGCATTAAATTTAGGTTTTACTGGCTTTAGAAGAGGTTCTTATGACTTCTATAAATCTGATTTCAGATACTTAAATGATAAAGCTACAAGAGGTGGTATTAACGATGCTGCTGGTGCAAATGCAATTAGAGGTGTCATGATTCCTGCTGGTACTTCTTCAGTTTATGATCAAACTGTTGGACAAAGCATGAAGAGACCATTCTTACATATTAGATATAGAGCTTCACAAACTGATGACCGAAGAATGAAGACTTGGGTTACTGGTTCTGTTGGTGCTGCTACTTCTGCATTAGACATTATGCAACTACATTTCTTAACTGAAAGATGTTTAATCACTCAAGGTGCTAACAACTTTATGTTAATGAAGTAAATCATTATTAAGTCGAGGCTTCGGCCTCGGCTTTTTTACTAATTTTATTATATATTATATTATGGCAAAAAAACAAAAAACTGAAAAGGTAGAGGTACCTGTTGTTGAAACACCAGTTGTTGAAACACAAAAACCTAAAACTGAACCTAAGAAACCAACTTGGGAAATAAAAGATAGAGTTTATTATTTAAAGTCTCAAAGAAAACCTATATCTTATATGTTAAAAACAAATGGTATTTATTATTTTGACGAAGAAAAAGGTTATGAAAGAGAACTTAAATATTGTCAAAATCAAAAAACTCCTTTTGTAGATGAGATGCAAGGTGATCAAAGACTAGAGCATGTTGTTTTTAGAAACGGTGCTTTATTTGTAGAAAAAAGCAAAACAACACTTCAAAAATTATTATCTTTATACCATCCGCATAAAGATACTATTTTTTATGAGCATCAACCAGAACTTGTAGCTGAAGATGAAATACAAATACTAGAACTAGAAGTTGATGCGTTAATGGCAGCTAGAGATATGGATATAGATATGGCTGAAGCTATTTTGCGTGTAGAAAAAGGATCTAGTGTATCTAAGATGAGTTCTAAAGAGCTTAAAAGAGATTTACTAATATTTGCTCGCAACAATCCTGCTTTATTCTTAGAATTAGCTACAGATGAAAATGTTCAACTTAGAAACTTTGGTATAAGAGCTACTGAGCTTAATATTATAAAGTTATCTCAAGATCAAAGAAACTTTTTATGGGGCACTAACAATAGAGTTATAATGACTGTACCTTTTGATGAGCATCCTTACACTGCTTTAGCACATTGGTTTAAAACTGATGAAGGCATGGAAGTTTATGCTAGTATAGAAAAAAGATTAAATTAATCATTTATGGTTACCCTTCGGGGTAACCTTTTTAAAAAACATAATATGAGTAGAACACTAAGAAATTACGGGCAACCTTCAAGAGGTTTAGGAGATACCATAGCAAAGTTTACTCATGCTACTGGTATTCATAATTTAGCACAAATAGGTGCAAAAGCTATGGGTAAAAAAGATTGTGGATGCAACAAAAGACAGCAAGCTTTAAACAAAGCTTTTCCTTATAAAACAAAATAATTATGGCGGTAAGTATAGATACAGTATATCAAAGAGTTTTAGCTGCAGCTAACAAAGAACAAAGAGGTTATATAACACCTATAGAATTTAACCTTATGGCTAATCAAGCTCAAATGGCTATATTCGAACAGTACTTTTACGATAGAGGTCAAACCGAAAGAGTTGCTGGTAATGATCTTGGTCATTCTGATCCAGATGATATATTAGATGAAAAGATAGATCTGTTTAGTATTACTCAAGAGTTAGGCTCAAATCAGTTTACACCTGTAGATATTTATAGAGTAGAAAATGTATTTTTAACTGTAGGTGATAAAGCTGTTAACTGTGAAAAAATATCACAAAAAGACTTTCAGTTAATAATGAACTCAAGGATGTTGCATCCTTCTATAAGTAGACCTGTATATACAATGTCTTCTTTAGCTACACAATACCAAATACAAGTTTTTACACCTACTGTTATCGATGCTAACACTTTACCAGAAGAAGGTGTAGTGTCTGCTAATATGATTAGAGTTCCTACTAAAGCTGAGTGGGGATATGTAGTAGTAAATGAAAGAGCTTTATATAACGCTGCTAGAGCTACAGACTTTGAACTTCATATTAGTGAAGAAACAAATCTTGTTAATAAAATATTAGAACTAGCAGGTATAATATTAAATAAACCTGGTTTAGTACAAATAGCAGATTCAGAAGATATAAAAAGAATACAACAACAAAAAATGTAATAAATGGCATTATTAGAACATCAATATTCACAAGCAAGATATTATGGAGGTAAGTACACTTTTACTGGTGTAAGTTCAGGAGCTAGTACTACAATACAAGTTGCTAACCACGCTTTTTCAGCGGTTTATAATGATGTAGCGCCTGATCCAAATGATCCAAACTTAGCTTTACCTGGATCTTATAAATTATATATTGATGGAACTTTTGTTTCACCTACATATCAAGACATAGGTAATGTTTTTTATGATAATTATGTTATAAAATGGAACGCTGGTGCACAAATACCTGTTTGGTATGTTGAGTTTAATAGTACTTTTTATAGTGGCCCTACAGTTAATGGAGCAACTATAACATTAACTTTTAATCAAGATGATCCAAACACTAAGCTAGGTAGTTATCAGTTTATGCCATTAAGTGAAATAATAAATAACTTTATGTTTACTCATGTTGGTGAAGATAAACTTATACCAAAAGCACAAAGAACAGATGTTGCTTTTCACGCGCAAAGAGCTTTAGCAGAATTAAGCTTTGATACTTTTAAATCTTGTAAATCACAAGAAATAATTGTACCACCTTATTTAACAATGCCTTTACCTCATGATTATGTTAACTACGTAAAACTTACAAGTGTTGATGATGCTGGTATAGAGCATGTATTATATCCTGCTATTAAAACTAGTAATCCAAGATCTATACAGCAAGATGCTGACGGTACTTATAGTAGCGATACTAATGGAGATGGAATACCAGATTCTGAAGATTTAATTTATAATGAAAATTCAACTGCTTGGAGTAATTATAAGACTCACGAGCCTTCTGAAAACAACTCTAATGATTATCAAGATTATCAAAATGATATATATTGGCCAAACGAAGGTAGAAGATTTGGCTTAGATCCACAGCACGCACAGGTAAATGGTTCTTATTATATAGACTGTCATGCAGGAAAAATTCATTTTAGTTCTAATATTTCAGGAAAAACTGTGATATTAAAATATATAAGTGACAGTTTAGGAACAGATCACGAGATGCAAGTACATAAGCTAGCTGAAGAAGCTTTGTACAAATGGATTATGTACGGTTTATTATCTACTAGAAGAAATATACC